ATCAGCATTCTTCAATCTGGAAGTCCTCAATTAAATCCATCAAAAGCGGAATACATTGCAACAGCTAAGGCTGGTCAACTGTACAATACAGTTACACAGGAAGCAGTTGCCGAAATAAAAGTTATGCCCGTTTTCTATCATTTAAAATATGTGGAATGGAAACCGCGTGAACAAGGTGGGGGCTTTATCGCTTCTCACAGTGCCGATAGTGGTATTCTAGGACAAGCAACTAGAGATCCAATGACTAATAAGTATGTTCTTGACAATGGAAATCACATTGTTCAAACAGCATACCATTATGTCTTGGTTCTTAGTAATAGCGGACACCAAAATGCTGTGATTAGCATGTCTTCAAGTCAGCTCAAGAAAAGCAGACGTTGGAACAGCTTAATGCTATCACAAAAAATTAAAGGTCCATCCGGTATGTTTACTCCTCCAACATATGCATTTACTTATAAATTATCTACTGTAAGTGAATCTAATGATAGAGGTAGCTGGTTCGGATTCCAAGTAGAAAAAGGGGACCAAGTCACTGATGCCTCTATTTATGGTGAAGGTAAAGCTTTTTCCACCGCTGCATCAAGCGGTGCAATTGAAGCAAAACCTGAAGAACCAAAAAAAATAGCAAAGCCACGATCCGAAAGTAATCAAGAAATACCTTTTTAAGGTATTGTCTTTTATATAACTGGAGGTATTGTGGAAGTTGAGAAATTCAAATTCATCTTTGAAGGTTTGGACGTAGCTTATGGTCAGCACCAATCCAACGGATCGCGTGCTGACGGTAAGCAAGAAGGCCAATCTTCTGTTGTCAGAAAGGAGGTAACAGATGAACTCTGGGAAAAACACCTCAAAGGAGAGGGGCCGTCTTTGGGCATTATTCCTATTAGGGCTGATAATACTGCTAAGTGGGGATGCATTGATATTGATGATTATCCTATTAATCATCATAATCTTATTCAGAAAATCAGAAAATTAAAATTACCATTAGTTTACTGCAAATCAAAAAGTGGAGGTGCCCACCTCTTCTTATTCATGAAAAATACAATTGCTTCAAAGACTATGAAAAATAAGCTTTCTGCTATTGCAGCATTACTGGGGCAATCGAATGCAGAAATATTTCCAAAACAATCAGGAATCCAGCCAGAAAAGGGAGAGGTAGGAAACTTTCTTAATCTTCCCTATTATCACGCAATGAAAACAGTGAGATTCGCCATTAAGAACAATGGTGAACGCGCCACTTTGAAAGAATTTTATGAAATGTATGACAAGTACAGTGTTGAGGATATTGATAAAATTAAACTTAAAGTGGATGAGGAAGCGATAAAGGATGGACCGCCATGCCTGCAAGCACTTTGCGACCAAGGATTTCCGGAAGGAACAAGAAATAATGGGCTGTTCAACATTGGAGTCTACCTAAAGAAATTTGATCTCACTAATTGGGAAAAATTATTAGAAAAATATAATCAGAAATACATGCAACCTCCCTTGGATCACAAGGAAATTTCCATCATAGTTAAACAATTAAATAAAAAGGATTATCGCTATAAATGCAAGGATCAGCCAATTGTTTCCTACTGTAATGCCTCTGTGTGCAAGTTCAGAAAATATGGTGTTGGAGAAAACAATGTAATGCAAGAAATTGGAGTTTTAACCAAGCTGGATTCCAAGCCCCCTATATGGTGGGTGGAAATTCCAAATCCAGATCCCAATAAACCTGATTATAAAATTCAACTAAGTACAGAACAATTACAAAGTCAACCAAAATATCAATTGCGTGTCATGGAGGATACAAATCGCATGCCACCATTGATGAAGAATTCGGACTGGCAACAACAAATCGACGGGAAAATGCAAAAAGCCCAGATCACGCCAGTCTCGAGTGATGGCTCTGTGTCAGGACAATTCATAGCTCACCTCCAGGAGTTTTGCACTGAAATGGCACAGGCCAGAAAAAGAGATGAAATTTTACTGAGAAGACCGTGGACGCAGGATGACCCCGAGGCAGATGACCATAACACTACTTATTTTAGGCTAAAGGATTTGTTTGATCATCTTATCAGGAACAGGTTTACTCATTTTAATCATGCCGGTCAAATAATAGCCGAACTGCAGAACATTGAGGGATTCGACATTAAAAAAGCCCAAAAATTTTTTAAGCTTAAAGGAAAGGGAGTGAATGTATGGGGCATTCCTGCTTTCCCAAAACAAGACTCACCATTTGATACGGAGGAAAAAGATGGCTCACCTTTCTAAAAAAAATAGGGAGAAATGGGATGAACAGTGGTTGCGGACTGAAATAGGATTTTTTTCCGATATATGGAATAATGTAAAAAAAAAGATGCTCTTCTAAATATATAAAAAAATATGCACCAAACAGGAAATTGCAAATCAACAACGGAATCAAAGACAAAAACCATCTTCTAGAATTGTGGGAAAAGCAAAAGAAACTTCTTGGAGGACCTTATTGCATATATACTGGCGCTAGGCTCACAACTGTAAGACATCGTGGAAGAGGATTCACCGGATATACAAAAACAAATATATCACTTGATCGTATTGATCCAAGTTTGCCTTATCAGGAAGACAATATAGTGTTCTGCTCGTGGGAATTTAATGACAAAAAAGGATCTGTTTCTCCTGAAGACTGTAAAAAAATATTAAAAGTATATGAGGAACTACATGCCAGAAATTAACATCATACTAGGTCCACCCGGCACAGGAAAGACGGAATACCTACTGAGGATAATGGACCGGGATCTGAAAGAAAAGAAAGCGGATTCGCATGAGATAGGATTTTTCACCTTCACTAATAAAGCAGCAAATGAAGCAAGAGAGAGGGCAATAGACCAGTCCAATTTAACCAACGAGGATTTTCCTTTCTTTCGTACTCTTCACTCTTTCGGGAAAAGGCAGTCGAGCATGGGAAATTCAGAAGTCATGAAAACAGAAGATTATAGAAGATTTTCAAAAGAGTACAGGCTTGGAATGAAATTTATATCCCAAGATTGGAATGATACCGGAATAATTTTCACTGATAATAAATTTTTAAGAGAAATAAATAAATGCAGGAATAGATGTATGGAATTAGATGAATATTATAATCATCCTGGCCATAGCTTTAATTTTTCCTATGAGCACTTACTTAAAGTTGCAAGAGACCTTGAAACTTATAAAAAAAATAACACTAAATATGATTTTACCGATATGCTTTCCCATTGGATAGAATTTGGCCCTACACCTAAATTAGAAACGGTTTTTGTGGACGAGGCACAAGATCTCACCAAGCTACAGTGGAAAATGTGCAATAAGATTTGGAAAAATGCAAAAAGAGTTTACATAAGCGGCGACGATGACCAGGCTATTTACAGATGGATGGGTGCGGATGTCGAACACTTTATAAATATGAAAGGAAATGTAGAAGTTCTAAATCAATCCCACAGATGCCCACAAACTGTTCATCAAGTAGCTAATTCGATAGTTCGAAGAATCAGTAACAGAAGAGAAAAAGAATGGCTTCCAAGAGAAGAAAAAGGAATAGCGGAAAAACATAACTCTGTAAATGACATTGATTTTAGTCAAGGGGAATATCTTGTTCTTGCTTCTTGCAGTTACATGCTTGATCATGTTGAAGAACAAATTCGTCATAGAGGATTGGCCTATAAAAGAAACAATAAACTGCCCGTAAAAAAAGAAATTTTATCGGCTATTGAAGCTTGGAAAAAATTACATGAGGGGGCATCTATATCCTACGACGAAGTAGCTAGTATTTATAGTTATCTTCCAACTAAAACAGGAGTTGAAAGAGGATATAAAAACTTGCACACTCTGAAAGAAGAAGAAACATACGAAATTGAAGATTTAACAATGCATCATGGGCTATGCGCTTCCGGCGCCCATTGGGAGAAGGTCTTTGAAAAAATAGGAACTAAAGACATAGAATATGTAAAATCATTAGAAAAAAATAATAAAACCTTAGTGTTTGATCCTCTTATTAATTTGAGCACTATTCATGCTGCCAAGGGAGGAGAAGCCGATAAAGTAGTGCTTTTCACTGACTTGTCTCGTGCCGGCAGAATAGAAATGCAACGTGACCCCGATGACACTAATAGAGTTTTTTATGTAGGAGCTACACGAGCTAAAAAAGAATTGCACGTGATAACTCCTCAAAAATATGGAGGTTTTAAAATATGAAAGCTCATAAAAAACAAATTGGGGGAGACCATTATAAGAGAATGGCAATTCAGCCTAGTGATTATATCGTTAAGAATAATCTTGGCTGGTATGAAGGGAACATTGTGAAGTATATTACCAGACACAGTGTTAAGGCAGGAAAACAGGATGTAGAGAAAGTTATTCACTATGCTCAACTACTGATTGAAGATAAATATACAAAAAAAGAAACGGAAGAGGAAAGAATGGGAAGGCAGACTGCAAGAAGAGTAAGAAAACTTAACAAACAATGGAAAAAGGAAGAGGAGAGTAAATGAGAGATCTGTTTGCAAACACTGTAAAATCGGAATGGGTTCACCCTACTGAATTTCCAGATATGAAAGGTCGATCCGTAGTAGCAGTAGATTTAGAAACTTGTGATACTGATTTGAAGACAATGGGTCCAGGATGGCCTAGGGGAATCGGAAAGGTTATAGGTATTGCCGTATCTGATGGCAATTTCAGTGCTTATTATCCTATTGATCACGATGGTGGAGGAAATATGAACCGAGAAGTTGTTCTAAAATATATTAAATCCATATGTGAAGACGATTCCATCGACAAAGTGTTTCATAACGCTCAATATGACATTGGATGGCTATGGAGATTGGGAATAGAAGTCAAGGGATGCATACACGATACAATGATTGCAGCTGCTCTTATTGATGAAAATAGATTCGCATACACTCTTAACAGTATAGCTTCACAATATCTAGGAGAGTATAAGAATGAAATTACACTTAAAAAAGCTGCAGCAGAATTAGGGTTGGACCCTAAGAGTGAAATGTATAAAATGAATGCGCAATTTGTAGGTGAATATGCAGAAGCAGATGCCAGATTAACTATTCAACTACATGAAAGATTAAAGATTGAAATAGAAAAAGATTCATTACAAGGGATATACGATATAGAATGTCGCCTTATTAATGTCATATTCAATATGACAAAGAAGGGGGTGGGAGTTGATATGGTAAAAGCCATGGCTCTAAAAGATAAACTTAAAAATAAAGAAAAGAAACTTTTAAAAAGAATAAAGGATTTGACTGGTTATTATGTAGATCTTTGGTCGGCCAGATCTGTCGCTAAAGCATTTGATGCTCTTAATCTGGATTATTCCAGAACAGAAAAAACAGATGCACCAAGCTTTACCCAGACATTTATGGAGACACATTCTCATGAACTTCCTAGACTTATCACTAAAGCGCGTGGATTTAATAAATTGCAAGGAACTTTTATAGATGGAGTATCTAAATATATACACAATGGTAGGGTGCACGCCCATATTAACCAAATTAGAGGAGATGCAGGAGGATTCACAGCAGGTACTGTGACAGGAAGATTTTCTATGTATTGTCCTAATCTTCAACAAATTCCTATAAGAGGTGAAATGGGAATTGAAATTAGAAAGATTTTTGTTCCAGAAATTGGGGAACAATGGCTTTCTGCTGACTATTCACAACAGGAACCTAGGCTTCTTACTCACTTTGCCGTTTTAAACAAGAACGAAGGAGCTGATGAAGTACAGCTAGCTTATAAAGAAAAAGACTTGGACTTTCATCAACAGACTGCTGATATGGCTGATATTCCCAGAAAACTGGCTAAGACTATCGGTTTAGGAGTGATGTATGGCATGGGCTATAAAAAAATGGCAATTAGTTTAGATATTACTCCTAGGGAGGCTAAAGAAATGCTTAAGGAATTTAGAATCAAGGTTCCTTTTATGCAAGGAATGCTGGAAGCTGTTATGAACCGTGCCAGTCAAGTTGGTACGATAAGAACTCTTCTGGGGCGTAAGTGTCGTTTCGATTTATATGAACCTAACTGGTATGAACCATCAAAATTTAACAAAGCATTACCCCTAAAACAAGCGCAAGCAGAATATGGTAATGTGAAGAGAGCCGGAACTTATAAGGCATTAAATAGACTAATTCAAGGCTCAGCTGCAGACCAAACAAAGAAGGCTATGGTTGATATATATGAGAAACTAGGAGCTATTCCTCTTATACAGGTTCATGATGAACTGAATTTTAGCGTGAAGGATGTTAAAAAAGCGGAAGAAATCAGGGAGATAATGGAGACCTG